CAAGAAAACTCAATAGTTTATTAAAAGACTTGGATACCAAGAAAAAAAAAGCGATATCATCACTCGTAAAAAATGCCGCTTTTATGGCTATAACCCTTGAGGATCTACAGGAAGAAATAAATTCAAATGGTGTAACTGAAACATACCAAAATGGTGCTAATCAATCAGGCATTAAAAAGTCAGCAACTGTTGAAACTTATAATGCCATGATAAAAAACTATGTGAATGTAGTAAAACAACTCACAGATTTACTACCCAAAAAAGAACCGGTTACTAAAAGCGATGGATTCGATGAATTTGTGGGAGACAGAAATGATTAAGTACCCTGTTGATTACAATCCCATTCTTGAATATTGGAATGATATTGTAAGTGGTGAAGAGGTTGTTTCAGATAAAATATATAGGACTTATAAAAAGATAGTTTACGATCTCACTGATAATAATAGTGAGTTTTTTTATTCCCCTGCAAGAGCAAACCATGTTATTGAGTTCATAGAAAACTTTTGCAGACATAGCAAGGGAAAGCTAGGCGGGCAACCTGTAATTTTAGAATTATGGGAAAAGGCCATGCTTGCGACTATATTTGGATTTACAGATATCGAAGGTATTAGAAAATACAATCAAGCAATTTTGATTGTTGGCAAAAAGAATGGTAAATCTCTATTAGCGAGTTGCGTTGGTTTATATATGCAAGTTGGCGATTTAGAAAATGGTCCCGAAGTTTATGCCGTAGCAGGAAAACGGGATCAAGCTAAAATAATATGGCTTGAAGCCAAAAGTATGGTTAGAAAGTCACCCGCACTGAGAAAAAGAATAAAGACATTAGTTGCAGAATTAAAATCTGACTTTAATGATGGTGTATTTAAACCTTTGGCAAGCGAAAGCGACACACTTGACGGATTAAATGTATCCTGTGTATTAATGGATGAGATTCATTCTTGGAAAAATGGTAAAGCTTTATTTGACATCATGTACGATGGTACAACCGCAAGAGAACAACCTCTTACTTTTATTACATCGACTGCGGGAACTGTACGAGAAGATATATTCGATCAAAAGTATGAAGAATCAGAAAAAGTTATAAATGGATACTTCGATAAAGATGGCTATCATGACGAGCACTTCATTTCTTTCATTTATGAGCTGGATAACCGTAAAGAGTGGACAGATGAAAAGTGTTGGAAGAAAGCTAACCCCGGACTTGGTACAATAAAAAACCTTGCACAGTTAAAATCAAAAACTGAGAAAGCAAAAACTAATCCTAATCTAGTAAAAAATCTATTATGTAAAGAATTTAATATAAGAGAAACATCAAGTGAAGCATGGCTGACATTTGAGCAAATAAACAATACTGAAAAATTTGATATTAGTGTATTAAAGCCTCGTTATGGAATTGGTGGTAGTGATTTATCTAAAACGACAGACCTAACCGCGGCGAAGGTTATTTTTATGCTTCCAAACGACAAGAAAATCTATGTACTATCTATGTATTGGCTACCCGAAGATTTATTGGAACAAAGAGTAAGAGAGGATAAGACACCTTATGACGTATGGAAGGATAGAGGGTTATTAAGAACTTGCGAAGGTAACACAATTAATCCAAAAGATGTTACAGCATGGTTTAGAGAAATTCAAGAGAAATATGATGTTTTTATAGCTTATGTTGGCTACGATGGGTGGAGTGCTAAATACTGGGTTGAGGATATGTCAGATTACTTTGGAAAGTCTTGCATGATACCAGTTATACAAGGTAAAAAGACTTTATCAACGCCAATGTACAAACTAGGCGCAGATTTAGAAGCTAATAGAATAATTTACAATGATAACCCGATAGACAAATGGTGTATGTGCAATACAGCGATTGAAATTGACAAAAACCAAAACATACAGCCTTGTAAAACCAATAACCAAAGGCGTAGGATTGACGGTTTAGCGGCGTTGCTTGACGCTTATGTGATATTGCAAGACAAATACGATGAATACCAAAGCAGAATTTGAAAGGGGGAAATATCATGGAAGTCAATCTTAAAAGAATCGAAAATTACATCAAAGAGTTTCCAGACACTGAAATATGGGTTATATCTGGAAATGGAATTCAAGCTAAACTTTATTGGAAAAAAATAAAAGAGATTACAGACGTTAAAACCATTAAACCATATATTTTCTCTAAGAATATTTATACTATTGATGGTTTAAACCCACAGAAGGCATTAATTATATTATGTGGTCGCTGGTATTTGAATCCTGTTGCAGATAGTAATATATTCAAGCAATATCTTAGACAGGCTAGATTTACCATGCCTATAAGCGAAATACCAAGTTTAAAAGCTATATAAATTAATTATCAGAGGGAGGTGATTAAGCTTGAGCATATTCAGTAAGTTTTTTAATAAAACACCACAATCAATTAGGTACGAAATGGTAACGGAACGAGCAAACGGCTTTTATATGTGGAACGGAAAGCTTTTCCAAAGTGATATCGTGAGGTCTTGTATTAGACCCAAGACAAAGGCGATAGGTAAATTAATAGCAAAGCATATCCGCACAGATATAACAGGAATAAAAGTCAATCCTGAACCATATTTGAGATTTATTCTTGAAGAGCCGAACCCTTATATGACAGGTCAGGTTATGCAGGAAAAATTAGCAACTCAACTGGCATTAAACAATAATGCGTTTGCTGTGATTATGCGTGATGATTTTGGCTATCCTGCTGAGATATATCCTATCCCCGCAACAACAGCCGAAGCCATATATGACAAGGATGCTAACTTATTTTTAAAGTTTTATTTTAGAAATGGTAAGCAATCCGTATTCCCATATTCGGATATCATCCATTTGCGCCAAGACTTCAACGACAATGACATTTTTGGCGAAAGTCCAGCTCCTGCGTTGACCTCACTAATGGAAATTATCACTACCACCGATCAAGGTATTGTAAATGCCGTAAAAAACAGCGGTGTAATAAAATGGCTGTTGAAATTTGTTACTGCTATGCGTCCCGAAGATTTGAAATCTGAGGCAACAAAATTTGTTAATAATTATTTATCGATTGACAGCAATTCGATGGGAGTTGCGGCGGTCGATAGTAAAGCAACGGTTGACAGGATAGAGCCAAAAGACTACGTGCCGAACGCAATGATAATCAACAATACAGTACAAAGAATCTACTCGTTCTTTAATACAAATGACAAGATTGTACAATCAAAATATACAGAGGATGAATGGATAGCATATTTCGAATCCCAAATTGAAGATACTGCGATGCAACTTAGTGGTGAGTATACAAGAAAAATATTTAGCAGGCGTGAGCGTGGTTTTGGAAATCAAATTACATTTACAGCTAACAATTTACAGTTTGCTAGTATGCAGACTAAGCTAGGACTTGTTGCACTTGTCGACAGAGGGATCATGAGTGTCAATGAAGTAAGGGAAATATTAAACTTGTCAGCTACTGAACATGGTGACGAATTTGTGCGCAGGTTAGATACTGCTCCAGTTACGAAGGGAGGTGGATAATAATTGAGAATAGATGTTAAAGGCACTATTATATCTAGTGATGATAAATGGATTTATGATTATTTTGATGTGGAATCCACATCGCCAAAAGATATAAATACGGCGCTGGAAAAGGCAAACGGACAGTTAATTGATGTATACATAAATTCAGGAGGAGGTGATATTTTTTCAGGTAGTGAAATTTACACGGCAATTAAAGCATACAAAGGAGAAACGAATATTCACGTTGTAGGTTTAGCTGCTAGTGCGGCGAGTATCATCGCAATGGCAGGCAAAAGCGATATTTCCCCAACTGCTATGATGATGGTACATAATGTAGTAAGCGGCGAAGATGGTGATTATCATGCTATGGATAAAATGTCCGAAATATTGCAAAAAGCTAATAAAGCAATAGCGGGAGCATACATATTCAAAACAGGCATGAGCGAAAAAGATGCACTTGCAATGATGGATAAGGAGTCATGGCTAACAGCACAGCAAGCAGTTGATATGAAACTAATTGACAGCGTAATGTTTAAAACTACTCAACTAGTCGCATCTTATAATTCAGGAATATTGCCGAGGTCGGTAATAGATAAAATTAGAAATACCATTAAGGATCCGCTCAAAAATGAGACGGATATTTTTATGCAAAAAGCACAAGCAAAATTAAAACTATTAAATTTAAAAGGAGAAATGTAAAAATGAAAACAAAATACTTAGCAGACAGAAAGATTCTAATGGATGAAGCTCAGGTGCTAATCAATGAGAGCAAAATGGAAGACTTTGAAGCAAAAACCAAAGAAGTCGAAGCACTAGACGTTGCCTTTGAAGTGGCTTGCAAGGCTCAGGCAAATTTAAACGCTATGCAGGACAACACAAAGATTACAAACATTCAAGGGTTAGGAAAACTAATAGGAGGTACAATCGTGGACAAAATAGACAATGAAATAATTACAGACCCATCAGACATGTTCGACAGCATCGAATATCGTAAGGCATTTATGAAAAATGTTATCAAAGGTACGGCAATTCCTGCAAAGTTTCAGAACGTAGATGCAAATACATTGACGACTGATGTCGAGGCAATCATCCCAACTACAGTAATGGAAAAAATCATAGAAAAGTTAGAATCAACTGGAATGATACTTCCCCTTGTAACTAGAACTGCCTATAAAGGCGGTTTATCAATCCCTACATCCAGCGTAAAGCCTGTTGCAACATGGGTGGCAGAGGGTGCAACATCTGACAAGCAAAATAAAACCATATCTAAAGCAGCAATGATCACTTTTGCTTATTATAAGCTTAGATGTGCTATTTCTGTATCACTTGAAACCGACACAATGGCATTACCTATCTTTGAAACTACATTTGTTAAAAACGTAGTTGAAGCAATGGTTAAGGCAGTAGAGCAGACTATTATAGATGGTAATGGCACAGGTAAACCTAAGGGAATTTTAACCGAGACCGTAGAAGTAGGACAAAACGTCGATATTGCAGCAGGTGCAGCAAGCGTTACTTATGCGACTTTGATTGATTCGGAAGCAGCTTTACCGAGTGCATATGAAAATGGCGCAGTATGGTTTATGACTAAGAAAACATTCATGGGCTTTATCGGTATGGTTGACTTGCAAAAGCAGCCTATTGCAAGAACAAATTACGGTATAGCTGGCAAGCCTGAAAGAACATTGTTAGGTAGACAAGTAGTCATCAATGATTACATGGCCTCTCTAGGGGCTGCTATTGCCGCTGATACGGTTATAGCATTTTTATTCAATCCTGCGGATTATATTCTTAACACCAACTACCAGATGACCGTCAAAAAGTATGAAGACAACGAAACTGACGATATGGTAACAAAGGCTATCATGTTAGTCGACGGTAAGGTAGTTGATAAGAATTCACTCGTAACAATCACAAAGAAATTCGCTTAATGAGGTGATACAATGGCACTTTTAGACGATATAAAAGTTTCGTTGAGAATTAAAACATCTGCATTTGATACTGAAATTACACCAATCATTAACGCTTGCAAGCTCGATCTAGGACTTGCAGGCGTTAATATTATAGTGGAGACTGACCCTTTGATTCAGCGGGCGGTTGTCCTCTATGCAAAAGCGAATTTTGGTAGCAATCCAGACAGCGAGAAATACCAGAGATCCTATGACCTACTCAAATGCTCATTAGCGGTAGCGGGCGATTACAACGTGGCGGTGATATAATGCGTGACGGTATATTTAATCTCATAAGTATAGTCGCAGTTGAGGATGAAATTGGCAATCCGATTGAGCAGGAAACACTCAAAGAAGTTTATTGCACAATAGAGAGCATATCCCAAACAGAATATCTCCAAGTTTTCCTATCTGGACTAAAACCGCAACTTAAAATAACAATGTGCTGGTTTGATTATTCAGACGAGACAGTTGCTGAGTACAATGGAAAGCG